GGGTTGAAATCCTTTGTTCCTGCCGATTAGCCACCCAAACATATTAATATCCGCCTATGATGTTTGTTGCGCTTGTGCCTGTAACGTATACTTTTTTAGCCTGAATAGGATGAAATATTCCATTAGCCAAATTACTGAATGTTACTGTATTCCCGTTTACATCATCAATACGTAAATCGCCTGGAGTGCCTACGTAAATCGCAATTGTTTCATTAGCCAAATCAACGCTATTGCTTGGCGTGATTGCGAAAAATGAGTCAATGCTTGTTATCTTTATTCCGTTTTTGAATACTACCATAAAAACTCCTCCTTTAATATGCTGAACCTATTCTTCCACGAATCATATCGACCATTTGAGGCGCAATTGTTCCTGTGATCTTTCTTCCATCAAGATAGACGTTAATTGGCTGTGTCCCTGCGAAATCATTCATGCGATTCAACGGAATGACTGCTTCGGGTCCTTTTTCGCCAATCATCGCTAATGTAGGACCTTTTACTAGTCCACCCTTTGCAAGCATCGGAATGCCCATCATTTCTGCTTGTTTTTTCGCCCATTTTACTAGCCCGACATTATTTGTTTTTAATCCTGTTTGTACTAGACCACTTAAATATTTTTTTTCATTGTCTAGTGTGTCAAGCATCTTCATCATGTCTTTTATTGTCTGCTGAATTGTCGCTTTCGTGCTGTTCAATCCTTCGATTAGGCTATTCCCAAATGATTGTCCTGCATCTTGCCACTTCGGATTGTATGTTCCTAGCAACTTCAATATTTCTTCTTGATTGTTTTTAATAACCATCTGCCGCGCTTCTTCAAATAATGCTTCATCTGTCATGAGTTTATCATATTTTTCTTTTGCTAATTTAATCTCATTTTCATAAAAAGTTTGAACTGCTTCAAGTCTTTGATTCAATATATTTTGTTGTTCTTCGAATGCGGTTTCTTCTGCGGTAAGCTGATTATCAAGCCTTGTTTCAATCGCTGTTATTTCCGCTTCTGTTTGCTTTTCAATTTCATTTTTTCGTATCTCTGCATTATCTTGAATATTTTCAATCTGTGTTTTAAGTGATTCGATTTGATTATTTCTTTCCTCAAGCAACAATTCACGTTGACGCTTTGCAATTTCTTCATTTAGTCTTTGTTGTGCTTTTAATCTTTCTTCCGCGCTGTCTGCACTTAAAATTTCCTTTTGCAATTCTGCTATGCGTGTATTATATTCCTGCTCTTCCAACTGCTTTTCTTCTTGATCTGTCAAGTTATTTATTGCATCAATCTGCCTTTGCAATGCATTGACTTGATCAAGAGTTTCGGCATCGATTATAGCCAATTTGTTTTTTTGTGCATCTGTTAATACGTTTATTTCCTGCTTCGCTTTGTCCTTTAATGCTTTTACTTGTTTATCATAATTCGTTTTAAGTGTTTTCAATGATTCCTTTAATGCGTTTTCTTCATTATCTCTTCTTGCTTCAAGTGCATCAACTTCAATCTTCTGCTGTTCTTCATACTGCTTCTTCAATGCTTTCATTAAAGCATCGCCAAGTTTATTTAATTGTTCAGTCGATTTATTATATAAATCTTCCCTTGAATCAATTAATCCGCCTGTTGCGTCTGTTAATCCTTCTACGCTTTTTTTGCTGTCATCAACTGTTTTCTTATAGTCTTTTTCAGTATTCTTTGCATCTTCTGCCGCATCTGTAGCATCTGCTGTTATTTTGCTTAAATCTCCCAAACCATCGTTATATTCAAATGTTTTATCTGTTGTGTTCGAAATTTCATCGCCTAATTCCGCTGTTTTCTTTTTAGCTTTTTCCATTTCTGCCGCCGCTAATTGTGCGCTTAATCCTGCTTGTTCAGTCTGAAAATTAAAGGTATTTGTTTCACGTTTCAATTTTTCCTCGTCTATGAGAGATGACATCTTTTCTCTGGCTTGATCTATTTTGTCGCCGAGTCCAGGAATCCATCCCAATAGCTTTTGGAATGCGGCTAAATACATATCAACATACTTAAATATCAATGTTTTAAGATACGATAACCCTTGCTGAAATCCATACGAAATCGCATTAACTATTTTCATTAAATGTAGTTTGATAGTGTCCCAATTTTTCCACATATAGATCGCCGCAATAATAACTAGTCCTATAGCTGTAATGATCATGCCCATCGGATTAAGTGCAAGTCCTTTGAGTGCTATTCCTAAAGCTTTGACGGCAGGAACAACCATTAAGAATCCTGCTTTAAGGAAAGGAAGTGCAATCAATATTTTGCCTGTGATCAACAATAAAGGACCCGCTACCGCAAGGAATGCCGCTAGACCCACAATCAATTTCTTTACGCCAGTCGGCAAATTTGTGAATGCTTGCAACATAGAATTTAAACCCGAGATCATCTTTGTTACAAATGGCAATATAACTTGACCGAATTGCACTCCCAATTCCTTTAACGTTTCCCTAAATGTTCTCATTTGATTTGCCGCGCCTTCTGATGTTCGCGCGAAATCACCTTGCGCATTTTTTGTTGCATCAAGTACATATGCGTACCTTAAACTTATTTTTTCTGCTTGTGTCATGTCTGCAACATTTTTTTCGATGCCTTGAGATAACGCAAACGCCTCAAGATTCGTTTCTGTCATAACTACGCCTAACATCTTCATGCTTTCGGTTTCGCCTGTGAATACGCCATTTAACGCATTCATAGCTTGTTCTATTGGAACGTTTTTAAAACTCGCCAAATCTGCGCCTAATTGAGTCAAGTTTATCGACATGTCTGCGGCTTTTTCCTGTGTAAATCCCATCGATGTTGCCATGTCGCCGAACAATGCCGCCGCATCAAGTGCGCTTTGACTTGCAAGTCCCATTGACTCAATAGATGTTTGACTCCATTGCAATACCTTTTCTGCTGATGTTCCGAAAGCGACATTGACTTTGTTTGTTGTTTCTTCCATATCGCTTGCAAGCTTGAAACTCGCCGCGCCTGCCGCAAGAATAGGCAATGTCATAAACATAGTCATTTTACTGCCTACGTTTGCCATGCCTTCGCCAAATCGTGTCAATCCTTCTTGCTGATCTGCAAATTTCTGTTTTAATCCATCAAAATCCGTTTGTAATGTTTTTAAGCTTCCGCTGAATGTTGTTGTTTTTGTTGCTGTTTGATTAAACGTTTCGCCTAATCCGCCTAAATCTGTAGCAACAATATCAAGATTACTACCCAATCCCGTCATTGTTTCTTGCATCGGCTGAAATGCTGTTGTTCCAACTTGAGAAACTTCATCTGCGAAATTTTGTATTTTCTGCTGTGATTTATCAATACCTTCATCAAGATCGCTAAAATCCGAAGATATTTTCACATATAATTCATCTAACATTTAATCACTTCCTTCATAAGAGGAAACGAACGTTTGCAAGAATTGCAATTGCTGTTGCCATGTCTGTCGTTTCTTCTTTTCTTTTGGCATGAAATCTTCAACCCGAAAAGGTCTGCCCTTGCTTCTGTTCGCATTGGCGATTACTGAACATACTAGGGCAAACCTATAATTTTCTCTTTTCATTTGTGTTTCATAAGCCTTGACTAGATAATGATATTCCTTTAACGTTAACCGCCAACAATCAATCGGATTTAAGCCTAGTATCGTGACGCCATATGCCCAAATCTCAATTAATTTTGGCGGCTCTCGTTTGGGTCTGCTTCTTCTTCTTCGCCTGTATCTGTCGATGTTTTTACTAATTCATTAATCTTTGTTGTGATCTCCTGCATGTTGCCCGTGTGAATCATTGCTCCAACATCTTCAACCTTTAAATTTTCATCTTCATGAATCAAGCATGCCCACAGTAAAGCGCGAATACTCTTTGCGTTTATGTCATCACCAATAGCAAATGCGCTTTTCCCTGTAGCATCTTCGTATGCCGCCATTGCGTTTAGGTCGAATCTTAAAGATCTAAGTTTATCAAGCTGAATTTGAACATTATTATTTCTTTGTCTGACTCGCGGCATATTGATTCTCCTTTATTAAATTTGTCCTAAAGCAGGTTTTCCTGTAACTTTGAATGTTGCGGTGAATGGAATAACTCCATCAACAGGTGCTTCCATTGTGAAACCTGTTGTCAATACTGTTGCCGTGAATCGTGTAACGCTAGGTGATGTAGGGTAGTCAATAGTCACCGTTGTTGTGCTTGCTGTTTCAAGCTGAATGATTGTTGCGCTTGCACTCGCTGTTGTGAAATTTCCTTCAATTGAAATCTCTCCGCCATCTCGCAACCCTTTGATGAATTCTCGATACGAACCCGCGGAAGAATGCGTTGTAACGTCAATTGTTTCTGCTGTTAGATTTGGCGCGGAAATTGTTGTGATCTCACTGATTGTTGTTGTATTAAGCTTGAATATCGCACCATTTGCAAATGTACCTGCCATTATTTAACCTCTCCTTTTTTAATGACATATAATGTCATAGTTTGCATTTATAATATGCTTGTCTTGATCTCTTTCGGTGTTTGAATATCTATAAAAACATTGTACCATCGTAAAATTATCCGTGCTGAACTTTTGAAGATTTATAACATTGTTTGTTAATTCAAGAATTTCTTTTGCGAGTTTGAATCCGCCGCGCCCGTTTTTCGTAAATATACGCAATTCCAATGTAACATAATAACCGCTTTTGTTCAATCGATTGTTATTGGCTTCTGTCATGCTTCCTATTGTCACGTAAGGATATTGTTCGTTTGTAGGCGGTTCATCGTAAAGATTGTTTCCTATTTTAGTCATAAAGGTTGAATTTGATGCCAATGCGGTATATAAACTTTTCTGAACTGACCACATCGCTGTCATTATTCTATCCCCTTTATCTTTCGAACTCTCGTTATGATCATCGGAATAACATCTTCAAATGCTTTCTTCAAGTAATATCTTCCATATCCTTTAGGCTTCTTTTGTCCTCCTGCTGTTCTTCCGCTAAAAGGACCTCCTCCACCTTGTTCATGTATCTTCATTGCATACTCAACGTTTGAACCGACATAAACATCATATCCGAAAGGTTCTACTGTTCTTAATTTTCCGTCATAGCTGTTTCCTTCTCTGTCTGTATACGAATAAGTCTTAATATCCTTTGTTAGTGTCATGATAGATGTTTTTAATCTTGCTGTATCTACAGGAACGTTCTCTTTCGCTTTTGTTTGTATGATGAATGCACCATCAACGATTTCTTGATATACTGCACTTTTGATTTCTTTGTTGAGATTCTTCAATTCATCTTTTAAACTATTGCCGCCTATAACTCTTGTTCTTATGCTCATATTTCTGCACTCGCTTTAATAGTGATCATCTTGCTTTGTTGTGTTTCATCTAGAACGGATTTAATTTCTAGTACCTGTCCCTTATATATTAAACGATTTTCATTCGTTATATTTCTTTTACGCATGCGTATTGTATATTCATCAATTTGCTGTATTTTATCAAATGTCGTTTCTTCTTTTGCTGTTCCCTGTACGTTTGCCCATACTGTTGAAACTGTTGTCCAAGTTTCATCAAATGTACCGCCGCCGCTAGGTGTTACTGTCATCGATTGTATTGTAACCCTATTGCGTAATATAGTAAGCATTAGAAAATCCCCTTTGCGCTTGCATAAGGATTCACAATTTTATTTATTATACCCTTAAGTAATGCTACTCCATCCGATTCATAATTTATAGAAAATCCTTGTTCGCTCCAACCTTGTGCGAATTCTTGGCGATTCTCATATAAAAAAGCCGTTATTCTTAATATAGCTGTTTTCATGTCATTGTTTAATGTGCTTGGTGTCGTGTCTGCAACCATTCCCGCTGTATATGTGATCACGTAACCATCCGCATCACGACCGCGCTTAAACTTGTATTGATCGCTGTACAATCGATTTCCTGCAAGTCTGTATTCGTCTGCATCAAGTGTTATATAAGAACTGTCGAAATTTTCTGCGTATTGAATACTTGAAACTGTTGAAACGGGTATTCTTAATGCATCAAGAGTTTCAATTCCGCCTGTTTGTTTTTGCGTGACTATTCTACGATGAAATGCAAGTGACGCTTGCGTTTCAATCATCTTTCTTGCTGTCTTTATTAATTGTCCTATTAATGCGTCGTCTGTCGTGTCATCAACTTTCATATAATTCTTTGCTTCATTGACTGTGACGGGTTCATATAAAGGTTCGGTTTCGGAGATCGTGACGAATTGACTAACCCATTGTTCCGTTAGCACTCTTTCTCCCCCTTGTTTTGATCACCTTTGTTTCATACTCAAGCTGATCGTTATTTTCAATTAAACCTAAATTTTGAAGATATTTAATTCTTTCAAGATCATCCGATTCATACTCATCGCCGATATTAAAAACCTGATTTTCAATTTTTCCGTGAAATCTGCATATGACATTGTGCTTCATACTTTTCAACATCCTCTTTTCTATATAGATGAGTAGCAGGATAATTTGTATCCATTGTGACTTGAAATCCATGAACCGCGGCTCGTATGCAAAATGCTCTATCTTCCCAATTACTGAATGATACATTATATATAGGAGTATAATTAACTCCTGCGGCAATGACATCTCGATGAATCAAGATGACTGCGCCGCTGTAGCCGACTTTCCAAACTTCTTTTTGTTTGTATTTTAACCAATCTCTATCTTTGCTGAATGCATAGTAATCATAATCCCAAGCATTCGGCATTTGTTCTTCATTCGGGTTCCAAGATGTCCAGAATAATTCCGATATGATTTTCTGTCGTTGATTGATCAAGTGCTGTAATGTCTTTGGGTTCAAGATAATATCCGAATCAACAAGGAAAAAATAATCATAGTTTTCTTCTAGTGTTTTTTTGAGTAAATAATTTTTCATGATCGTAACGTCTTTTAGATTATCTTTTTTCCATATATGTGTTTTTTCTACTGCGTATTGTGTTTGATTGATATATTCTTCATATTGATGTGGCTTCAAGTATTTTTTTAATTCAGGCGAATTATGCAAAATAAAAAACCAATCAATTTCATGATCACATTTTAAGTTTGAAAGTGACTTAAGATAATATTTAAATATCTTTTCGTCTTGTTTGACGGGAGAACCTATTAGAATTTTCATTCTTTATTCTCCTGCGCTTGTGCAAGTTTGGTATATTCCTCAACAAAATGTTGTTCGAATATTTCGACATATCCGAGATGACCGAATTGCAATGTTGTGTCACAATACATTTTAACCCCTGCATCTTTTAACTTTAAGCAGAATGTCAAGTCCTCCCCGACATTAGGATAAGGAAAGAAGTAAGGAGATTGAATCTTTTCAAATGCTGTTCTGCTGATGAGTGCGCATGCTAGTCCTGCTCCTTCAATAGGCAATAATCCTTCTCCGTATTGAACAGGCGTTTCAAGATTAGGCACATTGTCGATATATTCGACTTTTGTATAAAAACAAGGTTGATATGGCTTTACTCGCTTGAATGCTTTTGCTGTAACGAATTCTTTTTGATGTCTTAATAAGAAGTCTATTGACTGCGGATGAAACGTCATATCCGAATCAATGAACATCAAATATTCATTCTGACTTTTCAAGAATTCATTCGCAATGTATTCACGTGCGTCATATATAAGCGAATTTGAAACCATACAGAATTCGAATTCATGATCACGTCTTAAATTTAACATCCTGATAAAACTTTCAAACACCTTAAACTCAATCGCCCGATGAACAGGAATGCCGATCATTACTTTTGTCATATTAACATCTCCCTTAATGTTATCCCTTATTTAGGCGTGGAAACGGCAGGGAAACCGCTTTTCGATTGCGCAATCTATCCACGCCAAGATGATTAACCTATATATCTATCTCCATCACGTGCTATTGTTGCCGCAATACCTGACGCTGTGTCTGCTTTTGCAACATGTACGCCAATATAACGTCTGCCGTCTGCAATCTCCGACTCTAGAACCGAAACTGTAAGGAATCGGCTTGCTGTTTGAGATGAGCCTGTCAACGTCTTAAGCGATGTTGCAACTGCTCCTGCCCATGTGCTTGCTGTCGATTGCCATACTGTAACCGTAATAACTCCTGCTGTTGTTGCAACGCCCTGATTGATAATAGCAAGGTACTCCGTAAAGTCTTTCATATCGACTAACTCGGAAGATGAAACTGCAACGGTTGACGCTGTCGCCGCAATCGCCGAAGTGAATGTTGTACGCTCGTAAATTCTTTCCATTGTCAATTGTCCCCTTTCTTAGGCGCTGAAATCGCCGAGAATAACGAATGGTGAAATAGTTTGTCCGCCTGCTCTAGGAGTGATCGCGCTGTCTAACCAAGGCATTCCATCTACACGCTGTACGAAACGCCATGCTTTTTCATCGAATTTGAATTTAACGTGCATGGATTCCTCAATTGTCAGACGCTGACGGTCACCGATGAGATAATAACGCATGTCTGCAAGCATCACATCACCTGCTGTACCTTTAGCGGAAACTTTTTCAGTAACAACAACAGGAATGCCGTAGATTGTTGTTGGGAGTGCTGTCGAAATGTTCCCATTAAATCCAGGCAACAAAATGTAATTGCTGTTTTCATCTTTAAGTTTGTAGATGTCAGGAAGTACACTTTGATTAATAACCCATACAGGACTTCCGCCGCGGCGATAGAATCTAGCAAGCATGTTAATTAAATCTGTTGTCTGTACGCTATTTGTAGCGGCTCTATTAACCGTTACTGTTGCGCCTGCATTGATGATACCGAGCGGTTTATTAACGCCATTACCTGTCAAGAATGCCGCATCTTCTTCGAATGCAATTGTTTGACTGAATACATCGGAAAGCAATTGACCCATTGAAACAATAGCATCATCAATTAATTCATCCGAAGATTCAACGTAACCTATTAGCTTTTTAGCTTCAAGAGTGATCTGCTTAAATTTCGGATTTGATTCGGTTTTTTCTTGTGCTTCGCCGTTCCAATATGCTGTCACTCCGCCGAATAACGAACCGCTTGCATTACTCGCCATATTGAGTGCAGGAATCTTCATGATCGGACTGTTCATCGGAATTACACGTGCGCCATTTCTTCGAACAACTGTTTCTTCCAACTGAACTCGGAGAACTTCATTCATGAATTCATCTGGGACTAAATATCCGCCGAGATCACCCGTATTTTCAACGAGGTTTTTGCGCGTAAATGCTTTCAATTCTGCATCGCCATTGCGAACTTTGACTAGGAAATCACCAAATGATTCTTTCTTCTGAACTCCAATGAAACCCGCTTTTGCTTGGCTTGTCTGCAAGCTTGCGAGTTTTGTTTCCATGTCAGATTGAAACTTTGAGAATAACGATTCAACATCTTTTTGGTCGCCGTTTCGTTGATCAAGCATCTCCATAAATTTTACTTCAAGAGATTTCAAATCTTCTTTGCTGACGCCATTAGAAATTGCGTCTGCAATTGCCTTTTGAACTTCATTAATAGACATCATTCATCAACCTTTCAATTGTTTTATAATATCAAGTATCGTATTCGGCTCGATGTAATCAGTACCGTTCGGTGGCTGATTGTCAAGTGATTTGATGTAATTCATAATCAAGTCCATATTATCATGTTTGATATTTTCAAGCAATGACCGCATTTTCATGATCTTTGCTTTGTCATTAGCGGCAAATGTTACGGGACTAAATTCCCATAGTCTTACTTCTTTAAGCATTCTGACTCTGCGATTTCCCATCATCTTGAATTCGTCTTTGACAACATCATAACCGATTGACATCTCGGTGATGACTCCATCTTTTATGAGTGTCATTGCTTTCTTGCCTGTGTCTGTCATACTTATTTTAGCTTTGACATATAGACCATTGTCATCTTCAATCATTTCTTTCGGGATTCCTATAGGCTCGGAAGCATCATGTTGCCATAGCACTTTGACTCTGCCTTTATTTTCTGCAATAGTCTTTTTGAATGCGCCACGCTCAATGATGTCATCATAACTATCGATATTATTGAAATAACTTGCGTATCCTTCAAATTCATTATCGCTTAATGCTTTTGTTTCAAATTTCATTGATTTAAATTGCATTACGCCTCATCTCCATAACGTTTTTTGATTTCTTCATTCATTAAATCTTTCATGTACTGCAACCCTCTCGACCCTACCATATGCCATTTAATCTGTGCGATTACTCCCGCGGGTCTTGAATTCTCGAAATGCCTTGCGCTCCATGCTTCACGCAATCTAATCGCTTCATTCTGTCTGGGTGTCAACTGATCACTTGGTATTTTCTTTTCTCTTATTTCAAGCAAATGCCTGTATTGTTCATTGCCTAAAATATTTCCGCCTAACTTCCAAACATCGGGATATTTTTCTTTGATTCTCGCGGCAAACTCAATCGGAAATAATTCATATTTCGAATTAGTCAATGAAACTGTTTGATCATCGCCTTGTTGTGGAAAGTTTGTCATTTCTTTGATCTGATTCAACATGATCACTAATTCGTCATCGTCAATTTCTTCTTCATCTTGTGTTTCGCTTTCCATTTCATCTTCTTCAATATCTTCATAAAATTCTTTTATTTTTTGCTTAAACGATTCCCATTGCATTTCGCATACTGCAAACCTTTGATCAAGTTTCCCGAACTCATCAATCATGACTGCATCACTCATACATCTTGTTATAAATATTTCCTCATTGTCATCAAGATTAGGTTTAGGTAATGGCATATTATACTACCCCCATCGGCGTTTCCTCATAGTATTTCAAACGCAATAAACCTGTTGTATCTCCATCGGCAACAATACGTTGAATCTTCAATAAATAATTTTCATTTTTCTTAGTTATAAACTCCCACATGTCATAGCTATTTTGAGAACCTGCCATTGTTTGTCCAACTCCCGATGAACCGACAACATAATAAATTTTTCTTTTTGTTCCTTCGGCTGTGACTGTTGAATTAGTGTAAATTTTCAGACTACTTTGATTAGTCGATGTATGATCACTATTAAATATTGTTACTTCCTGAGGTGATGTCGACTTTGCAACTGTAGGATTGACATATAGCCACGCTTTTACTTCAGGTTTATTTGTTGTCAATTCGAAATCTTTCAAATGGCAATTATAATCATTTGATTCAAGATGATAATATATAGACGCTGTTCCTGTTAGTGTAAATTCAATATCAACATCATATCCGCGCCCATCATGGATTTTGCTGTGTTCAAATTCCATTGTTTTACGTGCGAATCCTCTTGTTTGAATGCTGTTATTCATTGGTATTGATGTCATTAAATTCCCCTCTTTCTTTTAATATTTCATCAATCAAACCCGAAATCATTAATAAACTATTTTCTTTATAGTTACTCATAATATTCTTGCTATTCTTTCTTCGGCTCCTTGCTATATCTAATTCTTTTTTTAAATCTTCAGGTAAATCAGTTTCATTATTATATTTATCAAATTTTAAAATTAATTCATTTTGCTTCATAGGATTTACATAAAAACAATTATGAGCGAATAAATCACCTAATTCTCTACTTAATTCCGGCTCCATTATTAACCCTCCATTTCTTTCCTGTTTCTTCATCGATAATCATCTTTGTTCGATTAAATATTACCATAAATTCTTTTCCCTCAATATATAAACCGTCATATCCTTCGAGTATAGCTAATGTACCAACATCTTGCGCCCCATATAATTTAACTATAAGTTTATCTATTTCTTCAATTCCTTTTATTCTTCTAGTCGCTCTAATATATTTTTTAATATATTTTTCATCATATTCTTCGATAATTCCTTCTAATGATTCATTTATTTTTATCAAATCTTTAGTATTAAAATTTTTTAATGCTTCTCTTAATTTATTTTCATTTTCTTCAATTAAATTTCTAGATTTTTCCGTCATTTCTTCAAACGTTGCATATTTAAATGTTTTTGATAAAGCAAATTTAGAAACTCCCTCATCTTTTTTACCTGCATATCCCCACGCCGTTCCATATCTACTTTTTTTCAATTCATTTATTTTTTCATCATCAATTATACCGAATTCCCTTAATGTTTTTTTATTAATTATTGTGGAATATGTTCCTGAACCAAAATATCCAGTACCCGAAAAATATTCACCTCTTTTTAAAGATTCTACAAATTCTTGTTTAGGTAAACCACGGTAACCGAATAAATCAGTTTCTTCGATATATTTATTTAAAGTTTCTGTATTAACAACATTTGGTTTTCCATCATAACCCAATTTTTTAAATAATGCTTTATTTAATAAATTTTCTTTTCCATTGCCGTAAAAATAATTAGGTTGATTTAAATTTTTTAACAATTCCTCATAATTATCTAATTCTTCTATCGATATTTTTCTAGGTTGAACTTCGGGTAACGGCAATGCTTGCGGAGGCATCTGAACAACAGGCGCATAATCGTAACCTATAGCGCATCTGCAATTAATAACTTCACTTGCAGGTAATGCAAAATCGCCTGGCTGTTGTCCATAAAATCCTCCGACATTAAACATTGCATCTAGTGCAATAGGCGGATGATTTGCCATTGCCAAGTGACTTTCCCTTGTACTGTCATCGAATGTTGGAATCCATATTTTATTTAGTTTCGATGTCGTTTGTTTCGCCCCTGCTATGCTCCCATAGTTTGACGCCGATACGACTTCAGTACGTGCTATTGTCTTGCTTCTATTAGGAATGATCTGATCAAGATACAATCCATCAATCATCATTTCAGTTTCGGGTATGCTTTTACCTTCTTCAATCGCTTTTGCTACAATTCGTTTAATATCTTTCTTTGTTGTTTCTGAGATCATAACGACTTTATCCGCTGTGACATCATCAATATAATTTTGAATATCTTCTGTTAATAGACTGAATTTATTATTCGCTTTGATTTCGGTCGCTCTTGACTGAATATCATTAAATGTTCGTGTTCCAAAGTCTTTGATCACGTCTTTATAGATGTTTTTAAGCATCTTATGCCATTTATCGAAATCCGCATCAATGATTTCAAATATTTCATTTGTAAGATTGTCATCATTAAAATTTTTCTTTTCAATTTTCTTCCGCTGTTCTTCAAATGCTTTTGCAATTTGTTTTTCTACTTCAACATAAAATGGATTTCGGATTCTTTCAAATTGCTTAAAGAGTTTTTTTTTGCGTTTAAGTCTTTTTGTTCTGTTTCTGATTGTGTTGTTGGCATCATGCCGCTTAATTCGTTGAAAAATACATCTCCACCAATGACATCTTCATAGTCAAGCGCAAACCTTGCTTCATTGCGTTTAATTAATCCATTCTTCCATAGATCAACTGTTCTTTTTGTCAATGCGTCTTGACTCTCTTTTAATGCTGTTATTGTTGATAGATCATAAGTTAGATATAGATTATCTGCATATCTTGAAACCAAGTCGCTGTTTAATTTATCTTTCATATGTTCAAGGTATCGTGGAATGATCGTATTTTCCCAAAATGATTTGACTGCTTCGCCGAAGTTAGAATATGTTTGAGCTTCGGGATCTCCGACTAATTGAGAAGGAACGCCGAAAGCGGCGCAAATTTCTACTCGGTTCAATCTTCTTTGATTAAGAAAATCCATGTCAACTGAACTCATACCGATAGATTGATATGTCGCTCTGTCTGCATTTAATACTAGCGGCAAACGTGCATTTGTTCCGCCGCCGTATCTCTTGCGCCATTCATCTCTTAAATTGTCGATTAACTCGGGTGATGGGTTTTGTATTGTAAATATCCCTGCAGGGACTCCACTATTCTGCAATGTTGACTTATTCCAGTTTACCGCTTCGTTTTCTGTGTCGATTGTTCTGCTTAATGCTTTTATCGGACTTAATCCATCATAAATTTCAAGTGGGTCATTGAACTTGCTCCATAGCACTTCTTCACGTGTATAATAAATAGGCTTAAACATATCATATTGATATCCACTTACAAATTCTTCTTTGCTCGGTATCGGCTTCATATAGTGCGGATATAACGGCACCATTTGAGTAGGCATAGAAGGATTGATATATTCGGCATAAAATTTTCCTTCTATCGCCAAATATGTCGCCCATAAATCAATGAAATCTCGCCCACTCATGAATGAATTAGCTTTATTATTGAGCATCTCTAATATCGGGTGTGATTCGATTTCAAGCATTCTTCCGCTTCTGCCTTTACGATATAACAACCAAGGAACTGATGATGTCGCCGAGCTGATCTGCATTACGCAAGAATAAACCCATACAACTTTGTTATAAGCTTCGGTGATGAACTGTTTATCCTTCTGTGTTGTCCAGTAAGGCTGATTATAATTTCCTTCGCTGACATATTGATATTTCTGCTTCCTCAAGAATCTGTCCCAAAATGCCATATATTCACCCCTAAAATAAAATTGCTTTATCTGCAAAAAATTCTTCAATCGCATATCGTAACGCATCTATCAAGTGATTATCTCTATCAACAGGTTGATTGATATAGAACCCATTTCTGTCCATTTTATATTGATATATTTCAATTTCTTTTTTAAAATGAATACACTTAGGATGAATAACTATTTTTTGTTTTTTAAGCCATTCAATTCCTTGATTTACTGAATTTTTACCTTTTATTGCCGCTTTTGCTTTTATTCCTAATGCTTGCAATTCCCTTATGCTTTTGGGGTCGGCGCTGTCACATGTGATGTATTCATTGCCAATTATCTCTCTTATTCTTTCTGCTAACATGTCATTAGTCATTTCTAATTCCGCAAACTCATCTATAATATAAATTATTTTATTGTTTTTGTCATAATGTATCCTTACCAATGCGGAAGGGTCTGTTGCAAATCCAAAATCTAGCCCATTAAAATAATTATCGAATGTTGAATAGTCGAATTGTTCAACGACATAATTTTTAAATATTGTTCTTCCTAATACTCCCCAATTACCTAAAGTGTAAACGTTATAAAAATATTCATCTTTTTCGTTTTCCATATTATAAATATCTTGTTGTGTTAAAAATTTGTTATCTTTATAAGTAGTTTTCAAGATCATCATATCATCATTTTTGAAAAATGTCCCTTCAAACGTTTGAAAATACTCTTTAAATAACCAATGCGTTTGATAAATAGGATTAAATGACATAATCAATCTTTTAGTTAGTTTAGATTCGCCGCGCAAACGTTTTTTGAGCTGTTGAACATCTTCATAGTCAACTTCCGTTGCTTCTTCAATCCAAATATCCGTGATCACGCCTCGACTAGGTGTAATTGATTTTATCTTTTCTACATCATCTAATCCTGCCGTCAATATTTGACAACCATTTGTGCATGTTAATGAATTATCTGTCTTGTTTAATTCAAATAAATTATTCATCTTTAAGCTGTCAATTGCTTTCATCAATTCATTTATTACACTTCTTTTTATTGTTCGTGCTGTCTTTCTGCATATTAAATAATTTCTTTTATTGCTGATCACGTCAATTATTGTTCTTTGAGCCAAAAAATAACTTTTTCCGCTTGCTGAACCACCGAAGAATATTTGTAACGGAATCTGTTCATCGATATAAGGTAAATATGATTTATTAAACTTTTTACTGCTGATATGATATTCAATCATCGGTTATTTTTACCTTTATTATGTTATCTCCTGTATGTTCAATTTCTTGCTTTGCACTCCATCGCTGTTTATGTTTACGCTCTAAATACCATGCACTTGCTTGCCATGTGCCGTCTTGTGCTGTTTTAAGTATGTTCTGTAGATGTCGCATTTCTGCAACGGCTTCTGATTCTTTTATTGCCTTGTGAAACTTGGTATAGATCGTGTTCTTCCCTTCTTCTTCTTCTTTCTTTGCTTTGTTTATCCAAGTATAAAAAGTTGATTCATTGATATTGAGATAATTGCAAACAACATTGACATAATTTCCTTGGCTTATATAATTTTTGAATTTCTCAATCATTTCTTCATTAAGTTTTGTGTGCATATGATCACCTTTATTTGCTTTTTATTTTGAATGACGCATATAAGAATGGTGTTCCCATAATAGTGATTATAAACTTCAATACGAATGTGCTAACCCATATCGATATTAATACATCATTCGGGAATACACCTATAAATGCTACTGCTGTAAATATTGTTGTGTCTATTGACTGCGAAATCAATGTTGAAATATTTGTACTTACCCAAGGCTTTTTGAATCTATTCTTCAGAAGATCATATAAATAAGTGTCAATCATTTGAGATATTATATAAGCTGTTAGACTAGCAATTGCAATCCTAGGCAATATTGAGAATAATGCTTCAAGATGTGGATTTGCGAAATCGCTTGTATGTGGGATATACATCAAATTAACTTGCATGATTAACGTAAACGCAATTAATGATACGAACCCAATAATGACTGCTTTTTGTCCTTCTTTTCTTCCATATTTTTCGCCTAATATGTCTGTAGCTAGAAATATGCTTCCATACATAACGTTTCCTAGTGTTGTGATCATCCCAAATAATTCAATTGTTTTCAGTACTTCAATATTGCATATAATTGTTGATATTCCAACCCAAGCAAATAACCCTGTTTTACCGAACATTCTGTAAAATACTAGCATCAAACTAAAATTCAATAAAATTGTAATAAAAAACAATAAAGTATTCATGACATCTTCTCCTTAGTTTTGAATGGGATTTTACGAACCATCATTTCATCAAATATTCTTCTTGCAATTTCATGCCTTCAAGATAATTATTATACATCAAATGCAAATGATTGTTTGTTTTTGATGTGTAATTTCGATTAAATTTCAACGTTTCCGCGTGATTGTACCCTCTACCGAATATTCCGCATTGAACCCAAGATGATGAATCAACATAGTCAAAAGGAACTGAACTCAATATGTCTTTACGTGTTATGCCTAATCCGTGAATTGTGCATCCGCAATAATGAGCATAATTAACGAATTTAATAAAATCCTTGTCTTTTATGTCTTGATTCTTAAATCCCGAAATTGAAACAACATTTCTTTCGTGTATCGGGTTTTTGCACATTTCAATAAAGTCTTTAATTCCTCTGTTTTTATGCCAAACTTGAATGATTTTTTTGCTTTTTGACTGTAAAATTATTTTAAGTCGATTAACATAATTTAATGAGTATCCTGCGGGGTCAATATCCATTTCAAAATATCCTAAAATTTTGTCATGATCATTATTTTTTATAAAATTAGCATATCTATTCGTGTATGATTCCCAATCAACTTTCTTGCCTTTTTGAAATGTATGCGCTCCACTGTCAATCAATACTTCTTGCGATTTATCCACTATTCGCTTCATAATATCGACTTTTAAGTAATAATAACTCAATAGATTAAAATAATAAGCATCAATGCGCTGATCAATGTATTGAAATCTTAACGACTGTTCAAGTGCTGATAGGAATATTTTCATTTGAATTTACTCTTTTTATCTTCATGTCCACAATTCGGGCATTTTATCTTTTTTTCTTCAGGCTGATCGACTTCATCAAATATCTTTTCGGGTATTTCTTCATATTTTAATGATTCAAACATCTTCATATCTTGTTTGCTGAACCCTGTAAATTCATCGATTCCTTGCAATTCAATCTTCAGTAAATCGAAATCCCAATTTGATTCTTCATTCACTCTATTGTCCGTGATTCTATACGCTTTAATTTGGCTGTCTGTTAGATTTTCCGCAACATAGCAAGGCACTTCCTTAAGATTAAGTTTTTGCGCCGCTTTAAGCCTCGTGTGACCTGCTATGACTTCATTTTGTTTGTCTATAACAATAGGTTGTTGCCACCCGAAATTCTTAATAGATGACGCCACCGCATCAACTGCATGATCATTCTTCCTCGGATTGTTGATGTACGGGATTAATTCGCTGATTTGTTTATAAATAATTTTCAAAGTTTCATCTCCTTTTCTAACTCTTCAATCCACCTTACGCATACTGCGGCTGTTTGTATTAATTCAATGATCAAATGAAATTTGTCTTTTCCCTCATAGTGTCTTTCTTGCAATTCTTTTGCGATTTCTCCAACTTCTTCAGTCAATACTGCTAAACGTATTTCAGTCGGGAATTCGTGTAAATCATCCTGTCTTTCTCTTTCAATTGAAATTCTTTCAAATATTTTCATTCTTTTATTAATTAAATTTGGGTCGTATGAATCGAATGCTCCATCATTAATTTCATTTTTTATTTGTTTTATTGTTTCTTCATCAAATCCGAAACCTTTTAAATCAAGTATAAAATTAATCAACATTTTTTTGTCTAATAACATTTTAAACCTCCAAATTGTCGAATTCTTTCTTTTTCATATCTCTGTTTAATCTCAATATGTCGCACTTTTTCCAAAATGCATCAACTTTTGCTAATATGTTTTCAATTCGTGAATTATCTCTTAATATATTATAAACTTCGATTTGTTCGGCGTCAAACGTTTCGCTTTGTCTATAAATTGCTAGCAACGCATCCTTTAAACCCCATATATGGAAATAAATATGTATTTGGTTGACATATGATTCGAAATTAGGATTCTTGAAATATGTCTTGACTTCCAAGATCACGTTTTTTTGTCTATCGATACCGTCAACAATACCGCTTAATTTATATTGATGACATCGCCTTTTTTCGACATCGAATATATAACCATGCTTTTCAATATGATTTATGATCAACGGTTCAATCATGCTTCCGTAACGTGTAAATTGATTATCGATTTCTTTTTTTTCGATGATTCCGACTTTTTCTTGCGCCAAATTAAATGCTGATCTGTATTCTTGATTGATGATTACGTTTACTTCACTTGCTCCGAGATATTCTCCGATTTTTACAATGATTTGCTGTTCCTCGGGAAATGTTTTAGCTTCATTTCGTATATGTATTGGCGAATATAAAGTCTGGGCAATTTTGTTTTCAATTTTAATTCGGAGCATGTCTTTTGTCTGTTTTCCCATAAATAATCTTGAATCTCCTTAGGTATTAAATTCAAATCAATTTTTAATCCATCTGTTTCAACTTCTTCAAACGATTCTTTGACGTTATCATATAAATAACTATAATTCAGTACATAAGTAGATTTTGATATTCTTCTTATAAATTTTCTGCTGACAAAATATCCGATCATGTTGTGCAATTCTCTTCCTTGCCACTTTACAATCTTTTGTAACTCTTTCAAATTTCCTGTTGTTTTCATTGCTTCAATCAATTGTAATTGTTTTTCTGTGACTTTATGCGGAATTTGTTTTTCTGTCATAATGTCCACCACCCGATAAAATAAGCCGCGGAAAAAAGTAACCCAAATCCCAATCCTGCTATAATTGCTTTTACTATGTCATTCATTGTTTCATCTCCTTTGCTATTCCTCTAATAAATTTGTTGTATCTTTGTAATGCTTTATCCGCTTCACTTTTTGTCAATATACCATTCATGTGGAAAGCAAATATATGCTTAAGCATCACGTCATATCTTTCGGAATTCTCTCCCAATGTGTAACCTTGTTTATTCAATTGGATTTCTAGCGGCTCGGCTATAATGCTAAAATACATATGATAATCAGTCATTGTTTAATCTCCTTTTTCTGGTATATAAACTAATTTTCCGCCATCTGGAAAAGCAAACTCTAAATTTATAATAGTCGGGTCATCCTTCCTGTTTCAATTAAACTCTTCTTGCATATGCCGATAGACTGCATTGATTGCTTGATTGGTCATGTCATCACTTTTGTCTGTAAATGCCATTTTGTCTTTAGTCATTTTTCCAATTCGATTTTTTCAGAGTTTTTAACGAATGCTCATACGCTTCTAGCTTTCCTTCGAGAAAAATTTGTTCATCTTTTAATGTTGCTATTCTTCCTTTCATTTCTTTGATATGTTCAATAAAAAATAATTCGAAATCTCCTGCTTCCATTATTTTTTCACCTCGTATTTAATGGTTATTTTAAGAAATAATCTAACATGATATAAGCAAGCGAAAAAATTATCCCTAATTTAATACCTGCTAAAATACTTTCTAATATATCTTTCATTTTTTTCCTCCTAGTGTTCACTCATGTTTAACAGTTATTTTTGTTCCACAGTACCTGCAATAATTTGCACCTCGTCTGATGATTAAAATTCCACATTCTTCACACATACCGTATCCTCGTCTTTTCATTTCCCGTATATATAAAAAATCAGGTAAAATGAACGGTATTCTTATCATAAAAAAGAAACTAAATTTTACGAATTTCATTTTTTTATCTCCCTTAAATTTTCTTTTAAGTTTATTAGCCTGCATAAATACCATTCCGCCTTGTGTAAATCTTCAATCCCATTCTTTTCATTATATCGGCTTATATATTTGATAACATTTCCTTTCAAATATCCCTCAAACTGTTCTGTAGTCA